CGGCTTGAACGCCAAAGGCCGAGCCTCTGCGAAAGCGCAAGGCATGAACTTGAAACGTCCCCAGCCAGAAGGCGGCTCCCGGCGAGACTCTTTCTGTGCGAGGATGAGCGGCATGAAAAAGAAGCTGACTTCGGCCAAGACTGCCAACGATCCGGACTCACGGATCAATAAGAGCCTACGGGCTTGGAATTGCTGATATGAACGAAATTGAACTGACTGACCGCGAAGAAGCCATTGCCCGTAAAGCGGCAAAGATGGCTATTGAAGAGATGTCTGGCGAGTTCTACAAAATGGTTGGTAAAACCGTTGTAGAGAAAGCATTGATTTGGATTGGCTTGTTGGTCGTTGGTTTCGTGTTCGGCAAAGGCTGGCTCATTAAAGTTTGATATGCCAAGCACTAGCAAGAAACAACACAATTTCATGGCGGCGGTGGCCAACAATCCATCGTTTGCTAAGAAAGTAGGCGTCCCACAGTCCGTGGGCAAAGATTTTACAACTGCGGACAAGGGCCGCAAATTTTCTAAAGGTGGTGATATGGCTTCTAAGATGAACCCCGGCTTCATGGCAATGATAGCCAAGAAAAAAGGTGCTCCTGCTAAGAAAATGGCTGGCGGCGGTATGACTAAGATGGGTGCTGTTAAGACAGCGGCTCCTAGCAAAGATGGTGTTGCTGTCAAAGGCAAGACCAAAGGTGCGCAAGTCAAAATGGCTGGTTCTGGTGTCCCCGGTGGCATCGGTTCCCGTGTAATGAAAAAGGGCGGCAAAACTTGCTGATCTAAGGAGAATATTATGGCTGGTTTAAAAGATGATGCGTACAGGGCAGAGAAACAGGCAGAAATTGAGGCGCGAAAAGCAGCCACAGATGCCGCAAAACAAGCTAGAGACGATGCCAAAGCTAAAGCTGTTTATGAACAATCTGCTAGAAAATACGAACGTGAAAAAATATTAAACCCTGATGGGGTAAACAAGTTCCTTGATAAAGGTCTTGATACCATCGGGGACAAAGTTAGATCAGTTGGTAGTTTTTTTGGTTCAAACAGAATGACTAGCATGGACGATGCCGCTCAAATGCAAGCCCGTAAAGACGTAAAAGGTTACGCTAAAGGCGGCAAAGTCTCTTCTGCTTCTTCTCGCGCAGATGGTATCGCTGTTAAAGGCAAAACCAAAGGCACAATGATTACCATGAAAAATGGCGGAAAGTGCTAAGGAGCTATCATGGCAAGAGAAACAGTGTATTACGACGACCAGTCCAAAGGTGGCGGTGGTAGCGGCAAACTTTTTAAAGCCATGGAAGCATATGGTGGCCCCGCTGCGTTAGCGGGTAGCGGCGCGGTTGGTTACGCCGATTACAAACTTACAAAACAAAGAGAGCAAGACAAAAGCGAAGCCGCTTCTGAAATGAAGCGTGAGTCTCGCGGTGTCCCAAAACCTGCTAACTTTGATGCAATTCAAGAAGCTAAACGTGACGCCCAAGATGCCAAAGATCGTAAAAAGATCAGTGACATGGGTTACGCTAAAGGCGGTTCAGCTTCTTCACGTGCAGATGGCATTGCCCAGCGGGGTAAAACCCGTGGAAAGATGTGCTAGATTATGATGGCATCTCGTGGTATGGGCGCAATTCGCGCCAGCAAAATGCCCAAAGGTACTGAAAAGGCCCGCCGGGATGACACCGACTTCACCCAGTTCAAAGAGGGTGGTAAGGTAAAGTCTAAGGTGAATGCCGCTGGTAACTACACCAAGCCCAGTCTTCGCAAACGGATTTTTAACAGCGTAAAAGCTGCTGCGATTGTGGGTACTGGTGCAGGTCAGTGGTCGGCACGTAAAGCGCAAGTCATGGCCAAACGGTATAAAGCCGCTGGCGGAGGCTACCGAGATTGAAAGCCCCTCAAAAATCCCTCAAAGATTGGGGCGACCAAAAATGGAGAACCAAAAGTGGTAAAAAATCTTCTGATACTGGTGAAAGATACCTTCCAAGTGCTGCGATCAAAAGTCTCAGTTCTGCTGAGTACGCTGCGACGACCAAAGCCAAGCGGGCAGGAAAAGCCGCCGGAAAACAATTCGTAGCCCAACCCAAAACAATTGCAAAGAAAACCGCAGGGTATAGATAATGGCTAAGACCACCGGAACCACAGCCTTTGATCTCGACATGAACGACCTCATTGAAGAGGCGTTTGAGCGTTGTGGTCAAGAACTTCGCACGGGTTACAACTTTCGCACAGCGCGGCGGTCTCTTAACCTGCTGACGATTGAGTGGGCAAACCGTGGTCTGAACTTCTGGACTGTAGAACAGGGCCAGATTCCAATGGTGACGGGTCAGGCTATATACCCCATGCCTACGGACACAATCAATCTCCTAGACATGGTTATACGCCAGAGTAATGCCACATCTAACCAGATCGACATTAACATTAGCGGTATTTCAGAATCGACCTACATGAGTCTACCAAACAAGTTGGCACAAGGTCGCCCAATTCAGGTCTGGTACAACCGCCAATCTGGTCAAGAGAACAGCACTACGGTTACCCTTAACGGGACGATTACATCTACAGCTACCACAATTACGCTGTCTAATGTGGATGGTTTGACCACTGCTGGGTTTATCAAGATTGATAATGAGACCATCAGTTACCCCAATATAGACCCTGTAAACAACCAGTTGTTAAACTGCGCTCGTGGACAGAACGGCACAACCGCTGCGGCGCATACTACCGGCGCGGCTATCACTGTACAAAATCTTCCAGCAATCAATGTGTGGCCTACACCTAACTCGCCCGGTGACCAGTACATGTTTGTGTACTACCGCATGCGCCGTATTCAGGATGCTGGCACAGGTGTAACTGTCCAAGACATTCCGTTCCGTTTTATCCCCTGTATGGTGGCAGGACTGGCCTATCTGTTGAGCATGAAGTTGCCAGATGTTGACCCCCAGCGCGTAATGGGTCTAAAGGCTGAGTATGAACAGCAGTGGGAATTGGCGCAGTCAGAAGACCGCGATACCTCTCCGTTGAGGTTTGTGCCAAGGAACTTGTTCTATGCCTAATCGGTTTGCTTCCGGTAAGCATGCAATTGCTGAATGCGACCGTTGTGCGCAGAGGTACATGCTCAAGGAATTAAAGACACAGACAGTCAAGACTAAGCCATTTAAGGTCAAGGTTTGCCCGGCATGTTGGGATCCCGATCAGCCGCAGTTGCAACTGGGTATGTATCCAGTCAATGACCCGCAAGCTGTGCGTGAGCCGCGTCCTGATGTGAGCTACCAAGTCTCTGGTCAAAGTGGCCTACAGATTTTGCTAACGGACAGCACCACACAAGATGGGTTTGGTTATCCAGAGCAAGGTAGTCGGGTCTTTCAATGGGGGTACAACCCTGTTGGTGGCGCAAGTGGGTTTGATACACTTTTAACGCCAAATAACTTGGTGTTAGCGATAGAACTTGGTACAGTTACGGTTACAGTTACATAAGGAGCCTGAAATGGACAAAGCAGATTTGAAACAAGACAAGAAGATGGTGGCTGGAGCCGTGCACAAGCACGAGAAGAAGCTGCATCCCGGTCAGCCTATGACAAAACTTGCCAAAGGCGGCAAGACAAATGCTCAGATGAAAGCTCTGGGTCGTGGTTTGGCCAAAGTGGCTAACCAGAAGAAGTCTTCGTTCACCTATAAAAAGGGAGCTTGATATGGCAACTTTTAGCAAAAAGATGATGGGCAAAGAAGTTGGCGATGCCAGCGTTTATGCTCCACCTCACAATATGAATGGTGAAGCTGGTGTAGACATCAAGAACAGTGGCTACCAAGGTGGTAACCGTTTGACCGCTAATGATGTAAACATGTCTGTTGGTAACATCAGTCGTGACCCATACAAAGAGCCAAAGACTTCTGGTATTAAGATGCGCGGCACAGGTTGCGCTACCAAAGGCGTGATGTCACGAGGCCCAATGGCTTGATATGAATTACACCCAACTGTTCAATAACATTCAGTCGTACACGGAAAATAATTTTCCGGACTTCACCGTTTCCGACGGTGCGATAGAAACGTCTAAAGAACAGATTGATCGGTTTATTGAACAAGCCGAGCTGCGTATCTATAACACAGTGCAGTTTCCGTTTTTGCGTAAAAACATGACGGGTAATGTTCAGTCGGGTAATAAGTATCTTAGCGCCCCAGACGATTATCTTGCTACATATTCTTTGGCTGTTATAGATGCGTCTGGTAACTACGAGTACTTGTTAAACAA